TATCAACCGCATCCATGGCGCGCCTTGCGCCAACGTGCCGAACAGCTGCTGGTGCGCTTCGATCCCGACGAGCCACGCGACGAAGACGGCAAATGGACCGACGGCGGTGGTAGCGACGGAGGTGGCGGAGCAAAGCCGAAACCTGCGAGCGAGGCCAAGCCCGCGGTCGCCGCGCATGCCAATCCCAAGGTCAAGGAGATCATCGACAAGGTCCCCGGCGCGCAAGCCGCGATCGAGCGCGCCGTCGACAAGCTCGCCAACGGCAAGCCCAGCGATGCGCCGGTCGGCGAGGGCGGCTACAAGCGCTCGGATGGCTTCTACACCGCGCCGCGCCAGAAGGTGCACGCGGAGATCCTGGAGAAGATCTTCACCCCGGAGAAGATCGCCGCCGCCACGCCCAAGCCGGGCGAGCAGCCAACCGCGCATCTGCTCGGCGGCTCCGGCGGCTCCGGCAAAGGCTGGTTCACCAAGCCGGACGGCACGGTGCGCACCGACAACGCGATCTATCTGAATTCCGACGACATGAAAGCGATGCTGCCGGACTACAAGGGCTGGAACGCGCCACTGCTACATGAAGAATCGAGCGAGCTGCTGCGGCTGACGGAAAACATCGCCGTGGCCAAAGGCCTCAACGTCATCATCGATGGCACCATGGGCAAATACGACGGGCTGGCCAAGCGCATCGAGCACTACAAGACCGGCGGCTATCGGGTGGAAGGTCACTTCATGCGGGTGACGCCGGAGACGTCAGCAACCCGCGCGCTGCAGCGGTTCGTGCGCGGCGGCGAGACTGGCCGCTACGTGCCGCCGGAAATGCTGCTCGCACATCCGGCGACCGAGAATTTCGAAAAGGCGCGCAGCAAGATGGACGCCTGGGAGATGTACGACAACGAAGGCACCAAGCCGAAATTCGTCAGCCGCGGCTAGTTGATCTTCCGTTCCCGCTTCTCGCTCTCTTCGCGGCAGACGCTCCTGACCAGGATGATCAGGTTCTCGGTCAGCTCATCGGCAGTGCCGCGCTTGTAGTGCACGGCGATCTTGACCGCGGTGATCAATAAAGCCGGAACAATATCGTCGGGCTCGAGCGACGGCCGCTCGGCGAGCCAAGCGATCAGCTCATTGGTCAGGGCTTGTGCGGCTTGCGGGCTGCTCACCAGCTCAATCCTTTTTTGGTTTCGGCTCGGGCTTGGCGTATCTCTCGTACAGTGCCTTCATGCTCTCTGGCACCTCGCCCGGGTCCCAATCGCTGTCAAAGTTCTCGAGTGGAATCGGATTGCCATTGCCGTCGACATAGCCGTCCGGCTTTTTGTCTTTGTCGTTACTCATGTGAAGTCCTCTGCGGTTAAGTGATGCTTTACCATGTAGTCTAGCACCTTGGCAATCAGCGGCGGTATCGGTAGCTCGCCGAGCGCATAGCGCCGCACCGTGCGCGGATCGATTTCGAGGAAGGGCCCCGCCTTGCGCTGGCTGAGCCCGATCTGTTTGAGCGCGTGCCGAAACTGCTTGGCGGTCATGCTGTGATCTCCGCAAACTGGCGCCCGTGATAACCATCGAGGAACGCCACCAGCTCGGCGGCCTTGTAAGCTTTCAGGCTAATGACGTACCACGCCAGCGGGTGACCGACCGCGCGCACCCGGCGCCCGCGCCAGTACGCCCGCCGCGCAGGCGAGACCAAGCCCGCTTCCGCGAGCTTGGCCCGATACTCGGCCATGGTCTGTTCCATCTAGGCGCCGTGCCGCGCGAGATACTTCGCTGCGCCGACCTTTTCGGCTTCCGCCTTCACCGCTTTGCTGATGCCGGGAAAGCGCACGACCTTGCCATCGCCGCTGATCTTGAATGAGCCGCGCCGCACACACGGGTCGCCGACCCAGTCGGGATTGCAGATGCCGCGCGCGGCCGCCTCGGCCTTGCGCTCCTCGTCGGTCAACTTCTTGATGGTCTTCCAAACCGTGCCGGTGATCGAACCGTCATCGTGCTCGACCCGCGACGTTTCATAGAACCCGTCCGGCAAGCCGTTGCTTGATTGATCGGTGGTCCCGCGCCGGGCGATTTCGCCCAACGCCTGGAAAACGTAACCGGCTTTCGCCGCGTAGCTGTAACCCATTGTGTCCTCGGTGCGGGTGTTCCGGCGAGACCCGCTCACGCCGCCCGCCAGCTCCGCTGCCGAGTCCGGTTTTCCTTCATCCTTAATATAGGGCATTGCGCCCTATACGCAAGTCTTGCGGCGAGGATGCCGCACGTATCCCAATACCGATGGAGGCGCGCATGCCGATGAAACCGCACAAGGGCGAAAGCCAGGATGATTTTATGAAGCGCTGCGTCCCTGATCTTATGGGCGACGGTAAGCGTGAGCAGGATCAAGCCGTCGCCGCCTGCCTGACAATCTGGCGCGATGACAAGGGGCAGAAGCAACCCGAGGGCAAAGAGTTTGCCGATCCGGGTTATCGCGGCGACGGGCGCAAGCGCTACGTGATCGATACTGCCGATCAGGTACGCACGGCGTGGCACAACATCCATCGCGTCGGTGAGACCTACACCAAAGCGCAGGACGATCGCATCAAGGCGCGCATCATCTCCGCCTGGAAAGTGCTGATCGACAAAGCTGGGCCGCCCGACCTGGGCGATGCCAGCAACCGTGCGGCGTTGCGCCAGCACGTGATGACGGTGAGCAAACAGAATGTGCCGGAGGTCGACGAAGACGAAAGTCACGACGACTACATCGAGCGCTGCATGTCGGAGTTGGACGACATGGCCGATGATGACGCCGAGGAGGCGTGTCAGCTGGCCTGGGAAGAGGCCAACGACGGCGAGCGCGGCGGCGAAGCGGTGGTGCTGCACAAGACCTTGGCGACGCCGAGCAGCGGCATGGAGTTCATTCTCTCGGACGCGACGCCAGATCGGTTCGGCGACGTCATCGATCCGCGCGGCTGGAACATCGAGGCGTTCAGTAACAACCCGATCGCCTTGTTCAACCACAACTCGAATTTTGTGATCGGCCGATGGAAAAACCTGCGCAAGACCGACAAGGATCTGCGCGGCGATCTCGAACTGGCGCCCAAGGGCACCAGCGATCGTATTGATGAGATCCGCAAGCTGATCGAGGCCGACATTCTGCGCGCGGTCAGTGTCGGCTTCCGGCCGATCGAACACGCGCCGATCAATGCCAAGGACCCGTGGGGCGGCACGCACTACACCGCACACGAGTTGGTTGAGACCAGCGTAGTTGCCGTTCCAGCCAATCCCAATGCGCTGGCGGTAGCGAAGAGCTTAGGCGTTTCTGGAAATACGTTGCGCATGGTGTTCGGCGAGCACGCCGACAAGGGCACCATCGTGCAGCGCGAGTATCGAGCGCAACGGGGCGAGCACGCCGACACACCAAAGCGCGAGACGACGACCAAACAAACTGGCGAGCATGCCGATCCCCAACAGACTGGAGCACAACGGAGGACTCCCATGTTGCTCTCGCAGCGAATTCAGGAAGCCGAGAAGGGCTTGCTGGCAATGCAGGACCAACTCGACGGTCATCTCGAGACGATTGATGACGACAACCCGACCGAAGAGCAGATGGCGTTGACCGAAGATCTCACCGCGAAGATCGAGAACAAGCAACGCAATCTGCAGAACCTCAAGAATATCGAGGCCAAGAATGGCAACGGTGCGGTCGACACCGGGACCGCGACGGCCGTCGCTCGGCGTAAGAGCAACGAGATCCGGCTTCCGGCCGAGCTGGCCCCACGTCCGACCAGGAAGGCGGATGCGCTCGATTACATCGTTCGTGCGGCTATCGTCCGCGCCAAGTCGAAGGTCGAAGGCGTCAGCATCGACGACATGCGGCGCAAGATCTATGGCGACGACGAAGCCACTCGCTGGATGACTGATCTAGTGTTGAAGGCGGCGACCGCTCCGGCGGAAACCACCGTCACGGGGTGGGCGGCTGAGCTTGTTCGCACCGTGTGGGCCGCGTGGATGGACGTACTCCTGCCCGTTTCGGTGCTGCCGCGGCTGAGCGCGATCGGCATGGGCTTGACGTTCGGTCAGAACGGCCGCATCGTCATTCCGACCCGCTCGCTCACGCCGTCGATCGCCGGTTCGTTTGTTGGTGAGGGTCAACCAATTCCTGTTCGGCAGGGCGCCTTCACTTCGCAGACACTGACCCCCAAAAAGTTAGCAGTGATAACTTCTTGGACTAAAGAGATGGAAGATTTTTCCATTCCAGCAATTGAGGGTCTGCTGCGTCAAGCAATCATCGAAGACACCGCCATGTCGCTCGACGCGGTGTTGCTCGACAACAACGTGGCGACTGTGATTCGGCCGCCCGGCTTGCGCTCGTATGGTGCTGGCCTCACGCCGAGCGCCGATCCGAGTGGGTTCGTCAACTTCGTCGCTGACTACAGCGCGCTGTATGGTGCGTTGTTGACGGCGACCAGAGGCAATGTGCGCCGCGCGGTGGTTCTGCTCAATCCCGAGGAGACACTCCGCCTGAGCATGGTGCAGCCACCCGGTGCCGCGGCACCGCTGTTCCCGTTCATGACGATGCTCGAGAACAATCGACTGATCCGCGCCGATGTTGTTGAATCGGCAACCGTGCCTGCGGGCACGGTGATCATGCTCGACGCCGCCGATTTCACCACCGCGGGTGCTGAAGGTCCGCGCATGGATATCAGCGATACTGCGACTCTGCACATGGAAGACACGGCTCCGGCGGATATCGTGTCGGGTCCAAGCGGCACGCCGGTCCCGGCGACACCGGTCAAATCGATGTGGCAGACCGACAGCCTCGCGCTCCGTATGATCATGCGGTTGAACTGGTTGATGCGTCGACCGGTTGTCGCCTGGATGACCGGCGTCGCTTGGTGATCCTGACGTGCTAAGCTTGCTGGAACTGCGCCAGCACGAAGCAACGTGCTTCAAACTATCGGGGCGACTGTAAGCGCCCGGCGCAGGACCAGACAAATTGAAACAATGGAGACGACCATGGCAGACCAACATCAGCAGCGGACGCAGGAGCGCAGCAAGCGGCTCGAGGAAGACAAGCAGCGCCTCAACCAGGAGCGTGAGCAGCGCTACAAGGAGCAGGAGGAGCAGCGCGCGGCGCATCGCGGCACGCCGACGCCGACGCAGGAAGAGAACGACTTGCTCAACCTCGGGCATCATGTCGAGCTGGAAAAGGATGGCTCGGATGAAGATCACAACGTCGGCTTTACCCAGCGCCAGCTCGAGGGTGAACGCGGCGGTGATTACAAGACCCGGCGCTCGGAACCGCAGCAACATCAGCCCAGCGGCTCGCAATCTTCGCAGCAGCGCTCGCCGCAACCGCAGCCGCATTCCCAGCACACGTCGCCGCGGCCACCTGAGAACAAGTAAGCGGCGACCATGAACCTGCTCGGCAGATTCGCACGGACCTGGAGGACCCCGGTCGCGAAAGCGGCTGAGGGCGAATATCGTCCGGGCCCGTGGTATCTGCCGGTCACGCACGGCTGGTTGCCTGCCGAAGTCGGCAATTCAATCAATTGGTGGCAACTCGGTTATGACCCGATTTTGGCGGGCAGCAAGCTCGCCATCATCGAGGCATGCGTCGGTGCCTACAGCCAGACACTGGCGATGTGCCCAGGAGACCATTGGCGCAGTCTGCCCAACGGCGGGCGCGAGCGCGTCACCACCTCGGCGCTCTCGCGCATTCTGCGCAAGCCCAACGACTATCAATCCATTTCCGATTTGATGTTGAACGCTGTGCGCCAACTCTATCTCGAGGGCAACGCCTATCTGTGGTGTCCGCGCAATGCCCGCTTCGAGATCCAGGAACTGCACCTGATGGACAACCGCTACTCGCGCGCCATGATCGACGGCGAGGGCGAGGTGCACTATCAGCTCGGCGGCAATGCCATCATCCTGAATCGGTTCGGCACGCTGCTGTCGCGAGTGCCGCTGCGCGACGTGCTGCATATCAAGCTGCACTGCGATCAGCTGCGCGATCCGCTGCGCGGCGAAAGCCCGCTCACCAGCGCCTATCTCGACGTCGCCACCGGCATGTCGATCCGCGCTCAGCAGGCGACGTTCTACCAAAACCAAGCCAAGCCCGGCACCGTGCTGGCGACCGAGCTGCAGCTCGACAAGGATCAGGTATCGGCGCTGCGCGATCGCTGGAAAGAGCAGACATCCGGCAGCAACGTCGGCGGCACGCCGATTCTCACCAACGGGCTGAAGCCGCTGGCGCTGCCCAACGTCGCCTTTCGCGATGCGCAGATGGCCGAAGTGTTGAAGCTGTCCGACGCCGATATCGCCATGGCATTCCGGGTACCACCCGCGATTCTCGGCATTGCTCAGGGCCCGCGCGAGACCGAAGCGCTGATGCAAAGCTGGATCGCCTCCGGGCTCGGGTTCTGCCTGAACCACGTCGAGGAAGCGTTCGGCTTGACGTTTGAATTAAAAGGTCAGCCCGACGAGTACGTCGAGTTTGATACCAAAGCACTTCTGCGGTCAGCTTTTGTGAACCGCATCGAAGGTCTGACGAAGGCGGTGATCGGCGGCGTCATGTCGCCGAACGAGGCCAGAAATTCCGAGGATCTTCCTAATACACCGTTTGGAGACGAGCCGAGGGTTCAACAACAAGTGGTCCCACTCAGCCAAGTGGGTAAAACGCCTGCAGCTCCCGCCGCTCCGCCCGCGCCGACAGCCCCACGGCCGCCGCCGCCTGACAGGAGCTTGTTTGATGGACAACGAGACGCCACCGTTCGACGGATGTTCAATCGATCCAAACAGATCGAACGCGAGTATCAGCGACGCATTTCAGGAGATGTTGGTTGAAACCGGTAGCCACGTCATCGCCGAGCTGCGCCGCGACTGGGCGCGCGAGATGGAGCTGCAGCGGGCGCAAAGCCGCGAGACCATCGCCAATCTGCGCGCCGAGCTGATCCAGCTGCAACATCAGTTCGCCGCTGAAGTCAGCACGCGACTGCACGACGTTAAGGACGGCGAGCCCGGCCGCAACGGCGCCGACGGCCAGCGCGGCCTGCCCGGCGACCGCGGCGAGATCGGGCCGATCGGCCCAGCCGGATTGCCCGGCGAACCCGGCCGTAATGGCGAGCGCGGCCTGCCTGGGGAACGCGGCGAGCGCGGCCTACCCGGCGCCGACGGCGGACCTGGACCGGTGGGCCCAGTCGGGCCCGCGGGTGAGCCCGGCCGCAACGGTGAGCCCGGCGCGCGCGGCGAACTGGGCCCAGTTGGGCCCGGTGGCGCCATCGGACCGCCTGGAATGCCTGGACAAGCTGGACCGCAAGGCGAGCCAGGGCGCAATGGCGAGCGCGGTGAGATCGGCGCGCAAGGGCCGGTTGGACCGGCAGGGCCGCCCGGAGAACGTGGCGCCAGTGGCGCGGCGGGCGAGCCTGGGCGTAATGGCGAGCGCGGCGAGGTCGGGCCACAAGGGCCTGCCGGATCGCCTGGGCAACGCGGAGACCGCGGCGAGCAAGGGCTGCGCGGTGACCCAGGGGAACTCGGCCGCAATGGAATTGACGGGATGGTGGGGGCGGCCGGACCGGCCGGGCCCGCGGGTGCGAAAGGGGACCCCGGCGAGCCGGGCCGTAATGGAGCACCGGGCCCGGCCGGACTGAGCGGACCCAAGGGCGACAAGGGCGACATCGGCGCGCGCGGCGAGCCGGGACCGCGCGGCGTCATCGCCCGCGCTGTGCCGTGGTCGGACAAGATCTTTTACGAGGGCGAGCTGGTCACGCATGAAGGTTCGTGCTGGCAAGCGGTCACCGATACCGCCAAGCGCCCGGGCACGTCCGATGACTGGGCGGTGATCGCCGCCGCGGGCCAGCCGGGGCTGTCGTTCCGGGTGCGCGGCACGCATACGCCGGGCGAGGTCTACAAGGCGCTCGACGTCGTCACCCTGGACCATTCCTGGTTCGTCGCCCGGGTCGACAACCCGGGGCCGATTCCTGGACCGAACTGGCAAAGCGGTCCGGTCGGCAAGAAGGGCGAAAAGGGGGTACCGGGACCGCCCGGCGAAAAGGGCGAGCCCGGCAAGACGGCGCCGCACTGGATCGGATGCAAGCTCGACGGCTTCACCCTGAAGACCGTGCTCAGCGATGGCACCCTGGGTCCGTCGATCAACTTGGTGCCACTGTTCGAGCAGTACGACGCCGAGCGCGCCATTCGCGAGCGCTGAATCATGCAACAGATCCTCAATGTCCTGGTGAAGGCTGACACCTACGACCTCGTCACGCTCGAGGGGATGAAGGCCATGTTGCTGATCCCGCCAACGGACACCAGCAAGGACCTCTTGCTGACGGAGTTGATTACCGTCGTCAGCGAAACCGTCGCCAAAATGTGCAATCGGGTGTTCAGCTACGAAAAGGTGCGCGAGCAGTTCTATCAGCTCGAGGACGGCAACAGCAGCCGTCTCTATCTGTCGCGCTGGCCGGTGAAGTTTGAAGACATCGAGAGCATCAATCGTGACGATGATGATTACGATTTGCTGCCGGACTACCCGTCGCGCTGGCTGCTCGAGGAAGAGACGGGGATGCTCTACAGCTACCCGGCCAGTGGTTACTGGTACGGCACCGTCGATGTTGTTTATTCCGGTGGCTACGTGCTGCCGGATGAAGCGCCGGGCCCGCTCAAGTTCGCGGTCGCGGGCGTGATCCGCGAGTCCTACATGGCCTGGATTCGCAACCCGGCACTGTTTGGCGTGCGCCAGCTCGGGCACAAGGAAGCGCGCATCGCTTATTACGATCCCAGCAAGTTGGGCGTTGCGCTCGGCTCGCCAGAAACTTGGCAAGCCGTGCAAAGCGTTCTCGACGCCAGATACACACGATTTTGGGTGTAGCGATGAACAAACAACTCGACGACCATCGTCCCGCCATGGCGCTGCCGCATCCCGGCGAGCATTTCTGGCGCGCCTTTGCTGCCAAAGTACGCGGTTCGATTCTCGGCGTTCTTGCCGAGGACTTGCTGCGCGAGCGGCACCCCGACGATCACATCGCGCCGTTGCTGTTACGCGCCGCGTCGGCGCCCGCCAAAACCACCGTGCCCGGCTGGGCGGCAGAGCTGGCGCGCAAAGCGGTGTCACAGGCGATTGAGGACATCGTCAGCATGAGCGCGGCGCGGCACGTGATGGACGCCGGAGCGCTGCGCATCGATCTCGGTCGCTTTGCCAGCATCGTTGTGCCGGGGCGCTCGAGCACCATAGCCGACGCCGGTCAGTGGGTCGCGGAAGGCGCGCCGATTCCGGTGCGGCAATTCCAACTGCCGGGGCCGACCTTGACCGCGCACAAGCTGGCGGTGATCGCCAGCTTCACCCGCGAGATGAGCGACAGTTCCAACATCGAGGACGTGATCAAGGCGCTGGTCACGGAAGCTGCTGGACCGGCGCTCGACGCGGCGATTTTCTCCACCGCCGCGGGCACCGCCGCACGCTCGCCCGGTATTCTGCACGGCCTGACCGGGTTGCCGCCGTCGACGGGCGCCGCCTATGACGATTGCGGTGCTGATCTCGGCGCTTTGATCGGTGACCTTGCCAGCCGCAACGGCGGCGCCAATGCGGTGTTTGTCGCCAATCCGGCGCAGGCGATGACCATCAAGTTTTTCAGCGGCACCCTGCTCGACGCTTGGGGCAGCGCGCCGCTAGCCGCGGGCACCGTGCTTGCGCTCGAGCCTGCGTCGCTCGCCATCATGCTCGGGGTCGAGACCTTCGACGTCGCCGACGTCGGCACCCTACACATGGAAGACACTACGCCCGGCGATATTTCCGGAGGATCGACGCCAGTCAAAAGCCTGTTCCAGACCGATACGCTGGCGCTGAGAATGATATTGCGCGGCGACTGGGCAATGCGCGCGCCGCACGTCGCCTATATGACCGGCGTGTCCTGGTGATCCGCCATGCCGATGCGCATGGAGATGGATGCGAGCGAAGTCACCGACGCGATCGATAAGTTGCTCGAGAACGTGCATGCGCTGCCGGACGACTTCGCCACTGAGCTGACCGACTGGCAAGCCGAGGATATGCGGCGCAAATACCCCGAGACAGACCGGCCCGATGAAAACACGGCCGAGACCGACGTCTATCCGCGCTCGCGCACATGGCACAAGCCGCCCACCGGCCAACCGCCGGGACGGCCGCCAACTCAGCACTATCGTTCGAGCTTCCTACGCGTGCCGCGCGGCGCTCGGCCCAAGTCACCAACAGGCCAACGCAGCGGCTTCCGATCGGGCCGCCCGATCCTGCGCAGCGAACTGTTTGAATCGCTGAGCATGCGCATCAGCGAATTGCTGCGCCGGGCCAAACTGATGGAATGAGCCATGGCGGTTGATTTCGGCATCGAGGTCTATGCGGCGAACTACGCGCTATGGGCGCGGCCGATCTCGGTTAAACCGATCGGTTCGCAACCGGGCATGCCGAGCTATAGCGCGCGCGGTATCTATCACACCGGGGCGGTCTTTGTGCCGTTGGAAGACAGTTCACTTTTGTCCGACCAGCAGACCACACTTGACGTACTCGAGGCCGAGTTTGCGGTGATGCCCGCCCAGCATGACCTCATCAGCATCCCGATGGACCCGGCCTCGGGCCTTCCGCCGTTGCCAGATTATGAGGTGGTCGACGTCTCCAGCAATGGCGGCGGCGAAACCACGTTGACCCTGAACAAGCTGGTGATCCCGGCACTGACGGTGAAGCCGTGAACCTGTTCTATGAATTGGAGGAAGTGCAGCAGAGCTGGCCGACGTTGTTCGTGCCGCAGCCGCCGACCAATGCGCTGCAACAGATCCAGTCGGCCGGTTATCTGATCCGCGAGACGCTGTTCACTGCGGTGGCCGAGCGCGAGCCGTTTTTCGCCGACTACAAAACCAAGCGCCGCACCAAGATGGACCCGGTGCAGGCCAACGCGCTACCGTTTCTCGGCATCTATCTCGGCAAGGAGAACATGGGCCCGGACGGCGATGCCAACGCGGGCGATACCCGGTTCAGCCATACGCTGCCGATCCACTTCTCGGTGATCATCGCCAACAACAACGCCGACGATGCCGAGCGCACCCTGGATCAAGCCTACAATCGCATCATGCAGCGGATCTTTCGCGACGCCTGGGTCATGAACGTGTTGCGCACCACCAATCCGTGGTCGCATCTCGAAAACGCGGGCGACGTCAAAATCGAATCGATCGTGCGCGGCCAGAAAGAGACCGTGTTCGGGCTCGCCAGTGGCAACAACGAAACCCCAATCGGCGAGCTGCGCTACGTCATGTCGGTGTTCTTCCGATCGCCCTGGGACCCGGTTTTTTAGGAGCGGTGAGCGATGAGCGGCGCCAGCGATTATGTGGCCACCCTGGTCGGGCGCTGGGTGACCGGGCAGCGGCCGATGCCCGCGTTGCCGGAGGTGTGGATGGCGCTGTTCGCCACCTTGCCGTCGGACAGCAACATCGGTGGCACCGAACTGTCCGGCAATGGTTATGGCCGCGCCCAAGTGTCCGGCCAGCTCGCGGTCTCGGCCGCGGTCGCCAACGGCGCCGTGTTGAACTTCACCAGCGTGCCCGCCTGGATCGTGCCGGGCATGAGCGTGTTCAGCGTCAGTGATGAAACCTCGATCGCGAGCGATCAAACCGTCGCCGCGGTCGACACCATCGCCAACACGGTGACCTTGAGCACGCCGATCGACAACGCGATCGCACTCGGCGACGTCATCAGCTTCTCGGCCTATGCAACTGCCACCGGTTCCAATCCGAGCATCTTCAGCAACGTCGGACCGATCAGCTTTCCGCTCACCACCATGCCGGGGCCCGGCACTGCCTACGGCTGGGGCTTTTTCGATGCGGAGACCGGCGGCAACTTGCTGGTCGCCGACACCATTGCCGGTGGCGCGCAAGTGATCTCCGGCAACGTCTCGGCCACCTTCGCCGAAGGCCAACTGATCGTCACCATCACATGAGCATCCTGGATCTCTCCGGCGCCACCACCATCGGCATCGTCGGCACTGCTACCGCACCGGCCAGCGCGCTGCGCATGGCCGGGCGCACCCAGATCCGCATCATGAGCTTCGCCGACGCGTCCAACATCAACGGTGATGCGCTGGCCGAGATCGATGTGTCGACCGGAATCAAGATCGGCGACACGCCGGAGCAGATGGCGCAGCGCCTGCAGATCAAAGCCAAATACGTGTTTAGCCCATGAAAGGATCAGCACCATGGTGAACGTTCGCATGCAGCCCAGCAAACCAACCAGCCAAGCAGACATCGCCGCCAGCCAAAAGGCCGAGCCGATCGACGGCATCCGCGGCCGAAAATTGCGCGAGAACCAGGAAAGGCTGCGCGCGCTCCGGCGTCCGGGACTGCGCGTCGTGCCAGCCGAGAATCATCCGCGGCTGAAGGCCGAACAGATCCGCAAGTACATCAAACACGGGCCGTCCGGCGTCCGCTTCCGCGACAGCGGCAGTATCGAATGGCCTAACGACCGCTTCACCCAGCGGCGCTTGCGTGAAGGCGTGATCAGGCTCGCCGACGACAACAACAAACCCGGCGAGGAGCGGCGCGAGGAGCGTCGCGACCAGCGCCAAGACCAGCGCCACGATCAGCGCCAGGAGCAGCGGCGCGAGCCCTCGCCGCCCAGTGCAGAATGATCAGCTAATCCTGATCAGCAAATCAGGCGCCCGCGCCTAACCGTAAACAGCCCGCGCGGGACCAGGGCTGCTCGGCCCGTCGTGATGACGCGCCATTCCCCTCTCGAGATGGAGGTTCCCCGCCATGCCTATCAGCTTTAGCCAAATTCCCCAGAACATAAAGGTACCATTATACTGGGTCGAGGTCGACCCCTCGATGGCCGGTCTGCCGTCGATCAATCTGCGTGCTCTCATGATGGGCACGATGTTGACTGGACCGAGTACAGGCATCTCCGCTGCGACATGGGCAGCGGGCCAAACGACGTTCACGACGTCCTCGGCTCTCAATCTGACTGTGGGTCAAACGATCACTGTCGAAGGAGTAACTCCGGCCGAATACGATGGTAACTACACAACGATCACGGGAACGAGCGGATCGACCATTGTCGTGACTGGCCCGACCCTTGATCCTGGAGCATATGTCAGTGGCGGTTCGGTCGTCGCGACAGACCCGGCTATCGCTGATGCCACGCCGGATGTGCCAATTCCGATCGGCTCGCAGGCGCAGGCCAATGCCCGCTTTGGCCATGGATCTGAGTTGGCGCGGATGTTCCAAGCCTATTACGCCAATAACTTTGCGAATGAGGTTTGGGGAGTTGGGTTAGCTGAGCCGATCAATGGAAGTGCGGCGACCGGCGATATTGTGATCTATAGGCCGTCGACCGCGGCCGGAACGATCTTCCTGTACATCTCTGGCACCTTCGTGCCGGTCAACATCGCTACCACCGACACCATCGATGATATCGGCGCGGCGATCGAGATGGCGATCAACGATGACGACACGCTGCCGGTGACGGCGGTGAACGCCGCGGGCACGGTGTCGCTCACCGCGGTGTGGAAAGGCGTCGCGGGCAACGAGATCACGGTGCAACTCAACTACTATGGCGGCCGTGGTGGCGAGGCAACACCGGTCGGGCTCGGCATCACCTTGCC